TGAGATGTATAGGCATGATTATAATATTTACAATCCATCTCCTGTTTCAAATTCTTCATCCTTATATGAATCAAATTACTATGTAATTAATCAGGATTTGAGAGTTTACATATGTCTTCAAAATGGTACTGATCCCGAAAATCCAAAAGGCAGACCTTCTTATGATGAACCAACTTTTATTGATCTAGAACCTAGAGAGGCAGGCACTAGTGGAGATGGATATCTTTGGAAATATCTTTATACTATAAAACCTTCAGAAATTGTAAAATTTGATTCTATCGAATATATTCCAGTTCCTGATCAATGGGGAATCGCTGGCGAAAGTATTGCTACAAAAAATAATGCAGTTGATGGAAAGATAGAAGTAGTTTTAATCAATAATAGAGGATCAAATTATCAACCCATTTCTACATCATTTTCAAATGTGCCTATACTTGGAGATGGTTCTGGAGGTAAGGCAACTATAACTATTGACTCATTTGGAAAAGTTTCTGAGATTTTCGTTACTGATGGCGGAAAAGATTATACATATGGCACAATTCAATTTAAACCAGGAGCTCCTGGTTCGGAGATCAATGGACCATTAAGTCAATTGACCAATGTTGGTATAGGAACTACTTCTTTTGCTTCTTTTAATGTCATTATACCACCAAAAGGTGGTCATGGATATGATATTTATAGAGAATTGGGTGCATATAGAGTTCTCCTTTATTCTAGATTTGAAACCTTGGAATCTAATCCTGATATTATTTTAGGTAACGATTTTGCAAGGGTGGGAATTATGTTAAACCCTAAAGTTGTCGGAAGTTCTACAGAAGTATTGAATACTTCTGTAGTTAGTGGCTTGCAAGCTTTAAAACTTTCAGGAGTTACTACAAATACTACTTATGCGGTTGATTCTGTCATTAAACAAACGGTTGGTTTAGGATCAACAGCTATTGGATTTGTCGCTTCTTGGGATTCAATAACGGGAGTTTTAAAGTACTATCAATCTACTGGATTGGCATCAAGTGAAACGGGATATAAGATAATTCCATTTACATCAAATCCAGATCCAGGATATGGAACAACTATTAATGGTTCTTCAATTATTGGACCAGCATTATCAATTAATACCAATTTCAATGGCATTACTACCACAATAAATAATAGAATATATCAGTTAGGACTTGATTTTGTATCCGGAATATCATCTGCTGAGTATAATAAAAAGTCCGGCGAAATCATCTACATAGATAATAGACAACCAATTCCAAGATCGTCTAGCCAAAAAGAAGACATTAAAGTCATACTGGAGTTCTAATTTAACATGGCACAAAATACTAACCTAAATGCATCTCCATATTTTGATGATTTTGACGTAACAAAAGGATATCAAAGGGTTTTATTTAAACCCGGAACTCCAATACAGGCTAGAGAATTAACCACTTTACAATCTATTTTACAAAATCAAGTTGAAAAATTTGGAAAACATTTTTTTAAAGAAGGATCTGTAGTCGTTCCCGGAAGTATTGCATATGATTCTGAGTATACTTGCGTGCAGATTGATCCAACACATTTAGGTATATCTGTATCATTGTATATTGATAAATTAGTTGGAAAAACTATAAAAGGTGAAACTAGTGGTGTCATAGCAAAAGTAGAAAATTATATTACTGATTTGCAATCAGACAACGAGAATTATACTCTTTATATAAAATACCAAAGTTCTAGTGATACAAATTTTACTACAAATAAATTTTTAGATGGTGAAAATCTTTTATCTTTAGAAAATATTGATTACGGACTCTCAATTATCAGAGAAAATACTTCTTTCGCAACTTCTATTGTATCTGGATCAACTGCTACAGGATCTGCTGCTAAGATAGAGCAAGGTGTATATTTTATAAGAGGATTTTTTGTAGATGTTTTTCCTCAAACAATAATTTTAGATCAATATTCAAATTTACCATCCTATAGAGTTGGATTAGAAATACTTGAAGAGATAAGTGTTGCATCTCAATCTAATTCAGACTTATATGATAATGCTAGAGGATTTTCAAATTTTGCTGCTCCTGGTGCAGATAGATTAAAAATAACTACTACTTTAGCTAAAAAAAGTTTGGATGATTTTAATGATGAAAGTTTCATCGAGTTGATGAGAATTGAAAATGGTGTTTTAAAAAGATTTATTAAAAAAGAAGAAACTAATAATTTAATAACACAAGAATTAGCTAGGAGAACTTTTGATGAATCTGGAGATTATTATGTTAAACCTTTTAATGTAATTGCAAAAGAATCTTTAAATAACGGAATAGGAAATAATGGCGTATATGAATTAAATCAATTAACAAAACAAGGAAATACCCCCTCGGATAATCTTCTAACATTACAAGTTTCTCCAGGTAAGGCTTATGTTCGTGGATACGAAGTTGAGACTCTTAATACGATTAACTTGGATTTATTAAAACCAAGAACAACCAATTCTGTTATTAACACTACCATACCATTTAGTCTAGGAAATCAATTTGAAATAAACAACGTATATGGTGGAATAAAGGTAGGATTTGGTACAACTAGTCAAGTAAATCTTTATTCAAAAAGGACAACAACTCAAGGAACTGCTTCTGGAATTCCCATAGGTATTGCTAGAGTTTATGATTTTAAATTGAAAAATGATGAGTATGAAAATGATGCATCTTTATTTGAAACTTCCTTATATGATATTCAAACATATACCTATTTAAATTTAAATTCTACAATTACTTTGACGGCTCCTGCTTTTGTTCAAGGCAAAAATAGCTCAGCTTCCGGATACTTATCGAATGATGTAACAAATTCAAATCAACTTGTTTTATATGGAGTTTCTGGAACGTTTTTAAAGGATGAACAATTAAGAGTCAATGAACAAGATATTTCCAGAACTATTGTTTCTGTCAGAGATTATTCTTTATATGATGCAAGACAATTAGTGAGTTTGGATGGGGGAACTTCGTTTACTGCAGACTTAGTTTTATCACAACCATTACTTTTAGCGCCTCAAGGATCTAATTTTACAATTTCAACTTCTGTAGGCGGGGTTAGTACAATTACTTCTTCAAATTTAACTTTTGGAGTTGGTATTAATACAGGAGATATTATTGCTTATACAAAATCCGGTGAGGTTTTGCCCACTTACAATATAGTTTCATCTGTTAATACAACATTAAAATCTATAGTTGTTCAGGCAACAACCTCAGTTTCTGGAGTAAACAATGGCAGTTTGCCCGCCACTTCAATAACTTCTTCAGATATTTTAAAAGTAGTTCCTGAACTACTTAATTTTAAACAATCATATTTTTTCACAGAATTTGAAAATACTAATATATCATCAGTTGACGTTAGTGATGGTGAGATAGTATTTAAAAAATCTTATGATGTTGTAGTAAGTTCAAATAGTCTTACAGCAACTTTAGAAACTGGTTTGGATGTTACTCTTGAGCCTTTTGACGAAGAAGATTATACTTTAGTATATTCTAACGGTGATATTGAACCTTTAAATGCCTCTAAATTTTTTATTACAGCAGCTAGAACTATAAACTTAGTTGGACTAACACAAAATGGTGCTGCAACTCTTACCGCAACTTTAAAGAAGAAAAAATTAAAACCAAGAGGTAAAATTTATAATAGAGCTTCGGTTTTAAATATAACTAGATCTTCAAATGTTTCTTCTGGAATTGGAAGTACAACATTAGCTGATGGACTAACCTATAGTTCTATCTATGGAACAAGAGTTCAAGATACAGATATTTCATTGGGTGTTCCAGATGTAGTATCTTTACTTGGAATATTTGAATCTTCGGATTCTAATGAACCGGATTTGCCTAAATTGCAATTAACTAATTTTAATGCAAATATATTAAATTCTGTAAAAGGTGAATTGATTCGCGGTGTAACTAGTAATGCAATTGCAACTCTAGTTGCTAATAATGGATCTAACGAGATTGAATTTGTATATGTAAATGAAAATACTTTTTCCAAAGATGAAAAAGTAATTTTTACAGAATCAAATATTACAGCAAATATATCTTCAGTTATAGAAGGTGATAGAAATATTGTTAATGATTTTACTCTTAATACTGGCCAAGAACTTGAAATAGCTAATTATTCTTTTATTACCAGAAGAGAAAATGTCATTGCTCCTGGTAAAAAATTAAAGATAGTATTTAATAATTATTATATAGATCCATCAGACACAGGTGATTTTGTTACTGTTAGTTCTTATGATAAAGATAGATTTTCAAGAGATTTGCCTTTCATCGATGTTTTTAGAGCAAATGACATCATAGATTTGAGACCAAGAGTTTCTCCATATGATAATTCGACCAATATTTATTCACCATTTGAATATAAATCAAGACTTTTTACTTCTTCTACAAACTCAACTCCGTTTAATTTGGCAAAAGATAAAAATCTTTTGGTTTCTTATGAATACTATGTCGGTAGAATTGACAAATTATACGTTAATAAATCCGGACAATTTTTCTTAAGTGAAGGAGTTCCCTCTTTAGTCCCACAAACCCCACCAGATGTAGACACATCTTTAGAAATTGCTACAATATTTTTACCAGCATATGTTTATAATAGTGAAGATGTGAGAGTTCAACTTGCAACTCATAAGAGATATAGAATGCAAGATATAACAAGACTTGAGGATAGATTAAAGAATGTAGAATATTATACGGCTTTATCATTATTGGAAACCGATACGAAGAATTTAACTCTAAAAGATTCGCAAACTGGATTAGATAGATTTAAGACTGGATTTTTTGTAGATAACTTTAAATCTGATACTGCTGGGTCTTTAGGAGACCCAATGCATAAATGCAGTATTGATACTTCTGATGGAAATCTTAGACCACAACACTATACTACATCTATTGACCTTCTTTTGGGGTCTGAAGCTGTTGTTGGAGTTGCCAATACTTCAAATCCAAATGCAGATCTTAGATTTGTAAAAGATTTGGGAAATCCAAATATCGTTAAAGTTGGTGATGTTGTTTGTTTAAAATATACTGATGTTCAATGGTTACAAAATAAATTTGCAACTCGGATTGAAAATGTTAACCCATTCAATGTTGTAAATTGGATTGGTGCAATTGAATTAAATCCAGCTACAGATACTTGGATTGAAACAAAAGGAACTAAAAAAACTATCGATCAAGAAGGAAGTTATAACTCAACCATTCAACAATTAGGAGTTGATAGTAATACGGGGTTATCTCCTATAACTTGGGGATCTTGGGAAACAACTTGGGTTGGTAAAAAGGAAACTGGAAGAAAGAATATGGGATCCATATTCATTGGATCAAAAGAAATAAGTCAAACGACAACGAGAGGTGGTTTCCAAAGTGGAAGGGGAATTCCTATTAGGACAACTACAAAATTCCAAGATCAATATACTGATTTTACAAATGTAACTACATTAACAACTACAAAACAGAGCAGGCAAGGGATACAATATAAAGTCTCAGAACAATATGATACTGTAAATCTGGGTTCTAAGGTAGTTTCTACTGAAGTAATTCATGTAATGAGATCCAGGAATATAGAATTTATAGCTAGAAGATTAAAACCAAAAACTCAACTATATGCATTTTTTGATAATGTTGATGTAAACAAGTATGTTACTCCTAAATTAATAGAAGTTCAGATGGAAAGTGGAACTTTTATTATAGGAGAAACTATTCAGGGATCTTCAGGTACAACTTCTATAAGAGCAAGATTGTCAACTCCCAATCACAAATATGGTCCATATAATGAAGCGACACAAGTATATTCTGAAAATCCATATACACCTTCTGAAACTATTCCAAATTCATATTCAAGTACATCAACTATTTTGAACATTGATACAGCAAGTCTTGAAATTCAGGCTTCTTCAGGATTTTATGGTTATATAATAAAAGGTATGCAGATAAAAGGTGAAACTAGTGGAGCAGTTGCAAAAATTAAAGATGTTAGATTGATTACAGATTCTGCCGGAACATTAATAGGAACTCTTTACATTCCAAACTCAAATCTTGCGTCAACGCCTTCATTTGAAACTGGTACAAAAACTTTTACCTTAACTACAAGTTCAACAAATGTAACTATATCAGGAGCAACCGATAGTACTGCTGAAACCAGATTCACTTCTTCGGGAACTCTTAATAATGTTGAAGAAACGACCCTGAGAATTAGAAATGCAAAAATAGAAAGATTAGTTAAAACTGACGAAAGAACATTAACTTCCGAAAAAACTGAGACTGTAGCAAGCACATCTTTTAAAGATAGAACGACTGTTCAAACTAGATGGGTAGATCCTCTTGCACAATCATTTGAAGTTCCAGATGAAACTGGAATTTTTATTACAAAAGTTGACGTATATTTTAAAACAAAAGATACTAAAAATCTACCAATAACCATGCAAATCAGAACTATGCAAACTGGTTTGCCCACACAAGAAATTCTTCCATTTGGTGAAATTGTTTTAGATCCTTCCCAAGTAGTTCTTTCTGATGATGCTTCAAAAGCAACGACATTTACATTCCCATCACCTGTTTATTGTGAAACTGGTAAATCTTATTGTGTAGTTTTACTTTCTGCTTCTGATGAATATAGAGTGTTTATTTCAAGAATGGGTGAAGAGGATGTAAGCACTGTTAATAAAATAGAATCCGAAAAAATTATTGTTTCTCAACAACCTCTTTTGGGATCTTTATTTAAATCTCAAAACGGAGCTACTTGGGATCCAAGTCAACTTGAAGATTTAAAATTAACCATTTATAGAGCTAATTTCTATAAAGGATCTTCTACAGTAAGATTCTATAATCCAGATTTGGATGTCGGTAACAAACAGATTGTAAGTTTAAGAGCTAATCCTCTTGATTGTATTTCTAGGTCAATTATTGTAGGTCTTGGTAAGAGTTTAAGTTCTTCCGAAGTATCTGGTTTGACTAACGGAGTACCAATTTTACAAAACAATAATGGAAATTTTAGAGGCAATCTAAAAAGTGTAGTTGGTGCAATAGGAATAGGTAGTACTTTAACATTAACTTCTGTAGGATCGGCATTTACATCTTCTTTTAGAACATATTCAAATGTTAATTTGATTTCCCTAACAGGGAATGGTGTCGGTGGTAAAGTTAATTTAAGTGTGCAAAATGGAGTTGCTATTGCAGCAACAGTTTCCATCGGTGGAACTGGATATGTATATGGAGATGCACTTACTGTAGACTATACACAAACTGATAATTTAGGCAAAAATCTGATACTTTCTATTCCAAATAATGTTGGTGTTATTTCTGCCTTTAATTCTTTATTAATAGATAGAGTTCAGGGAACCCCTCAACAAAATTCAACTGACGCTATATTTTATGTTGGTACGTCTGGAACTACCTCTCTAGCAAATGCAAACGTTACTTACATCAATACTATAACAGATGGATTGCATTTTAAAGTATCCCATAATAATCATGGCATGTACTCTTCAAATGATAGAGTTACTTTATCTGGAATAGAACCAGATTTAAAACCAGTAACGTTAAATTCTGCATATTCTTCTTCATCAACATCTAATATAACTTTAAGTTCTGTTGGTATTTTTACCAGTTTTGAGAACATTCCGGTATCTTCTCTAAATCCTGGATATATTTTAATTGATTCTGAAATAATTAAATATACTGGAGTTGTCACTTCGACAAGCTCTTTAACTGGTATAACTAGAAAAATCGATGGGTCTATTGCGGGAACTTATACAATAGGAGACTCGGTTTATAAGTATGAAATTAATGGAGTATCTCTAAGAAGAATTAATAAAACTCATAATCTAGCTGATACAGACCAATCTACATATCCAGAAGATTTAGATTATTACTATGTAAAAGTTGGAATGAGTACTGGTGGAACAGATAGAACTTCTGGAAATTCCAATAATTATCCCGAATTGTATTTCAAGGAAGATAAATCTTGCGGATCTTATGATATTGTACCTTCAACAGGATCTATAAAGGGACCAAAGGCTACTCAAAATATTCCATTTGTTTCCATGTTACCAAACTTCCAAATAATGTTGCCTGAGGGAACTTCAATATCTGCAAAAGCTAGAACTTTCTCTGCATCTACTCCTGATAGTGACTTAATTCCTTTTGTTGACCAAGGATTTGAAGAAATTACACTAAATCAAACAAATGAATTTGATAGTCCTAGACTAATAGCTTCAAAAATTAATGAACTTATTCATCTTGCAGATTATCCAGGCAATAAATCATTTACAATAGAAGTAGAAATGAGTACATCGGATAGCAAGGTCTCTCCGGTTATAGATTTAGATAGAATTAATCTTATTACTATTGCTAATAGAATAAATTCTAAAGTTTCTAACTATTCTACTGATTCTAGAGTTAATTCTTTAAATGAAGATCCTACAGCAGCTGTTTACTTAAGTAAAATTGTTAGATTGGAAAAATCAGCAGACAATATTAAAGTACTATTTGATGCGTTTAAACATTTTACTAGTGATATTAGAGTTCTTTATAGATTATTCAGATCAGACTCAACTGCAGAACCTCTCTGGGAACTATTCCCCGGATATTCTAATTTAGATGCAAATGGTCAAGTAATAAATTTATCTAATAATAATGGATTACCAGATAAAATTGTATTATCTGCTTCATCTGAAGATGATTTTAAATCTTATGAATTTACAGCATCTTCTTTACCCCAATTTAATGGATTCCAAATAAAAATTCTTATGACAGGTACAAATTCAGCATTTGTTCCTAAAATAAGAGATTTGAGAGCAATTGCTTCTATTTGATATGAGTTTAATACCCGTAGACGGTCATAATGGATTATACAGAGACTCTACTTCTGGAGCAATTGTAAATTGTTCTGATAGTGACTTTAATTCTTATTTGGCAATAAAACAATCTAAACTTAATGAAAAAAGAGAACTTGAAAATTTAAAAAGTGAAGTTAGTGAAATAAAAGATATGATGAAACTTATTCTTTCTAAATTAGACTCTAACTCATAAATACTTAAAAACGGGTTCTAATAATGGCGGCAAGGAATGTAAACTTAGTTCTTGAACAAGGGGTTGACTTTCAAGCCACCTTTACAATCAGGAACACCAATAATGCACCATTAAATCTCACTGGATATACGGGAATTTCTTCAATTAGAAAACACCCAACATCTTCTACTGCATACCCATTAACTTTATCTTTTGTTGATAGATTGAATGGAAAAATCTCCGTCTCAATGGGCTACACAGCAACAGATGCAATTGAAGGTGGTCGATATGTCTATGATGTTATTCTTATTTCTCCTAATTCTTACAGATCCCGAGCTGTTCAAGGAAATGTTCTAGTAACCCCAGGAGTCTCATAATGACTGATTACTTAGTAACATTAAACGAACCTGGTCCTTATAGAATTGGTGTAGATTATGAAATACCTACAAAATCTATACAATATGGCAATATTATCCTTGATAATATAAATTCACAATTTACTGGAATTGCACAGACTTTTGCTCTATATGCCAGTGGAGACTCATATGTTCCTATAAATGATCAACAACTTATTGTTGTTAAAAATAATTTAGTAATGGAACCCATTGAAGATTACACTACTTCAACAAATAATATTATTTTTACCGTTCCCCCTAATCCAGGAGACGATGTTTTTATTATAGCTCTTGCAACAACAGCTGATTTAACTAGAACTATTAATTATGTTATTGATAGTGGTTCTATTAAGATGCTTCCTGGAAATAAAGGTTCTGTTACTCTAGATGTTAGTGGAATTATTGAATCTTTGGTTATTTTATCCGATCAAGAAGGTGAATTAACATTGGATATTAAAAAATCAAATTATAATGATTTTCCTACCTTTACATCAATAGTTGGTGGAGTTTACCCACAATTAATTACTGATAATAGAAAACTTCGTGATGACAACCTTACAGGATGGGATACTACATTAGTAGCTGGAGATATTTTGACCTTTGATGTTATCGCCGTAAACAATATAAATCGTTTTCTAGTTTCTTTAAAATTAAAATTATAAATAAAGATAGTTATTAAAAAATCATAACCTGTAGGGGAGTTGTTTAAATGGCACTATTAGTTCCAAATATTG